TAATTTTATTATATAATTTATCATATAAATAGTGTATAATTCATATTTTTAATAAAACTAAAAGATGATGATAGAATAATTCTATCATCATCTTTATTTATTGTGAAATTTCTATTATTACTTAGAAACCTTTTTTGCAAGCTTAGAAAGAATATTAGACTTAGAGTTATTAAGTCTCTTGAAGTAAATCTTCATTCTCTTCATAGCTTCAGCATGATACTTCTTAGTCAGTCTTGCCTTAAGTATCTTTCTCATTCTAAGAACCTTTTTATACTTAATATAATCAGGATCTCTATGTGCAGAAGCAGATACATTTACACCTAAACTGAAGAGCTGCTTCATCTTCGCATTCTTATCAAGTCTAATCAGCATCTTCTTATCATATTTGCCTTCAGTAAAAATTTCATCCATACTTACTGATTCAAGCATTGTATCAATATCGCTTTCTAAAAGAAGACCTTCGTTGATAGCAATCTGTACATCTCTTGTAGACTCAGCAAGTTCCTTCTTTTCATCAGAAGACATTTCATCATTTATGAGAACAGCTGTAGCAGCTACACCCATCATATCGTCAGCTTCTCTTTCCTCATTAGGGTCAAGCTCAACCTTTTCAGCATCATCTGCGTCAGCAATATTATTAATAGTATCACCACCGAGGTCAGCATCTAAAGCTGCAAGCTCAGCATCAGAGAGCTCTTCGGGGTCAAATTCATCAGAACCCATATCTAATTCCTCATCACCATACTCCTTTTCAACATCGCTGTTGTCATCAGTATCGTTATTAGAATCATTTGAATTATCGTTTACGTTATCAGTATCATCATCGCTCTCGAAAAATGAAGCAGATGGTAATAGCTGATTTAATAAGTCACTAAATTTACTCATGGTATTTCAGTCCTTTCATTAAATTTATTTTATTAACTTGTTTTTCATTTAAAAAATAGAAATTCCACTTATATTATTGTATTCAAAATTATTTTAATATTTATGATTAGAATGACAAATTTAATAATAAATTAAGGATGGTGAAAATTATTTTGAATAAAAATAATGTAAATATGGATAGTAAATTTATATCCAAGTATGTAAAAAGAATGACAAAATACATGTCAAATATTAATCCTGACTGGGATAAAAATGATATAGAAAAAATTGTTCGAAAAATGGTTAAAGAACAAGCAATGAATCCAATGGTTACCTTGGATAATAATTACACAGGTGAAAGTAGAGATACAACTCTCTTAAGTGTATTTGATTGGATTTTAGCAAGAAAACCAATCATAGCCGGTAATGGCACTTTTTATAAAAATCAAAACGAAGCCATAAATCCAATTACATTAATGCTTGATGAATGGGCTGATAGTCGTAAAGCATTTAAAGCGGAGATGTTTAAAGTAGGTGAAACACTTGGTTTTGACTCTCATAAATATCATGACTTAGATAGAAATCAGTTAAATGAGAAAATTAATATGAATGCATACTATGGCTCTAGTGGTGCTCCATCATCAGCATTCTATTCAAAATGGAGTGGACCGGCAACCACATTAACAGCTCAATCAGTTATTTCAACTGCAGAAACTATGTTTGAGTCATTTCTTGCAGATAACTATATTTATCTTGATTTAACTGAATTATTGGAATGGGTTAATTCAGTATTAAAAGAAGATTTTGATTCTTCAGACGATATACTTATTAATGAAAATGAACTCTGTTTTAAATCAAGAGATGAATTATGCGATAGACTTACTAAGAAAATATTAAATACAACCGATGATGACTGGGATATTCTTTATAATTATTTATTAAGTATAAAAGATATAGATATCACAAGATTATATTATAAAAATAATATGATTGAATTTATTAAAGATCATGAATATATTCAATCTATATTCGTTGATATTCTATATAAAGTTGAAAATCTTAATTATGCTAATAAGAATGATGAAGATTGGCTACAAAAAATTCCTAATGAATACCGCCAAGACTTTTTTGGAAAAACTGTTAAAGATTGGAATAAGTTTGTTAATAAACAATATTTCATGGATCCTAACAAACCACCAAAATCAATTATTAATGATTTGGATATACTTTCAAATTATTTAATAAAATATTGCTACACTAGATTTTTATCTATAGATAGAATATATAGATTGAGAAATTTTAAAAGAAGAGTGGTTACGGTTATAGATACAGACTCAAACTTTTTATCACTTGATACATTAATAAACTATTTATTTAGTAATGTATTAAGAGAAGATTATGGAAGAGATTTTCTTCATAATGAATTCATTACTGTTAATATCATTACATTTGTAATAACTAATGCAATACGAGATATGTTAGCATATTATGGTGAAATGTGTAATATACCGGCAGATTATAGAGGACGTTTTGATATGAAGAATGAGTTCTTTAATTCACTTCTTGTTATTGGTAAAGCAAAGAAACGATATATATCAAAACAGATGCTTCGTGAAGGAAATTTATTAAGTCCTCCAAAAGCAGATATAAAAGGTTTTGACTTTAAGAAAGCAACAACATCAGAATATGCTGAAAAAGTATTCATGGGTATTATTAAAAATCATATCTTAAATTCAGAATTTATTGAGTTACCTCAGATGATAAAGGAAATTAAGATGTTTAAGAATGATATAATGAATTCTATTAAAAATGGTGAAAGAACATTTTTGCCATTAGGAAGTGCAAAGGAATTAGGAGCATATAAAAATCCATCTTCTATTGCAAGTGTTCGTGGTTCATATGCATGGAATATTTTATATCCTGATAATACAATAGAATTTCCATCTAAAGTAAGTCTTGTAAAGATGAATATTTTTACAGAAGATGATATTGCTGATTTGGAAAAAAGTGAACCAGAAATTTATAATAAAATTATTGATAAAATATTTAATGATAAGACTGGTATGTTCGTTACAGAGTCATATGATAATGGTATAGATTATGTAAATATTAAAAGTAAAGAATGGTATAAAAAACTACCTAAAAAATATCAGTCTAAATATAAAAAATTAGGTCCAGTAGCATGGAATGAATTTGTAGACAGCATTGATTTCAATAACCCGAAATATGCTGCAGAAAAGAAGGGAAAAGCAATCTATAAAAAGAAAGGTTTGCAAGTATTAGCTATACCGAGTAATACTAATATACCTGATTGGGCAAAGCCATATATAGATTATTCAACAATGATTAATAATATTATTAGTCCATTTAAACCGGTTCTTGAAATATTTGGTACACAATTTACTGAAGAAGGAAAGAGTAAAAATGGTGTAAATAGAAAAACAGATACAATTACTAATATTATTAAGTTTTAAAAAATGATAAGTGTATAGATGTGATTTTCATCTATACACTTATCTTTATCTCTTTATTTGTGACATTAATATAAAAATCTTTTATATAAAGGACGTGAATTGTCATGAGAGAATTTGCTTTAAGAGAATTAATAATGGAAAAGTGCCATATTTGTGGATGCAAAAATAAGTTGGTTACACCAATAATAAATATTGCTGGTAAAGTTATTGGTAGAAAAATAAGATGTTGTGCATGTGGTCGTACTATTACATATATGGACCCTGCCCATCAAAATTATAAAGGACCAACAAGTAGAGGTAAGAAGATTTGTATACAACCTTCTTATTGTCCACATAAGGATTGTCCATTATATGGTACATATGGCAAAAATGAAAAGAATGAATGTGGCTGTAATATGGATTGTTTCCATTGTACAATGAAATGTAAATATCACACCAATGATAATTTTCCATATCGTTCTGAACTTACAGTTAAAGTCTTGGATAAACCAAAATTTAGATAAACTGTGAGAGGAGCGAAAAAATAAATGAATTTTTCAAGTTTTAAATATGAGCCAACTGATATTGATGATGAACTTTTTCTATCTGAAGTTCCTTTGGGATTACTTGAAAAAGCGATAGATGCTCAATTTGCAAATCCATTAGAGTATCGTAAAAAAGACTATTTACAATCATTTATAACAAAATACAATTTTAGTAAAGAAAATATTGCAGAAGAAGACCAGAATGATATTGATATGATGAATGATGATTTCATTAGTTATATGATTTCAATATTTAAAGCATATCTTTCTATTGGTTTTCCTAATATTGAAGATATGGATACAGATGAACAGCATAGAATACTTCATCTTACATATCGATTTTTTATAAAAAATATTAAAAAGAATTTTACAAATATTATTATCAATTATATCGAACTTTATAAAGAAGATATAGTTACAAGTGATTACATTATTAAAAAGAAAGATGTTACAACCCTGAATTTCAAATCAGAGATTGATAATGAAGATGATATTATAATTTTATCTAATCTAGATAAAATTATAGAGAATATACTTTATAAAATTAAAGAAAGTTATAATATTGATGACTTTTTCAATCTATTATGTAGTGATAATGAAAATTGCCTTGAAACGGAATTTGTTAAAATGAAGTTTGAAGAATTTGAGATTACTGGTAATTTTATTTCTGATTATATCACTATTATTGATAGTGATTTCCAAAATGAACTTGAATCAAAAATACGAAATAAAATATTAAAGAAATATCCAATGAGAAAGTCAGATTTAAATAATCTATCGCCTGATAAAAAGGTTGAACCTGAAACAACTGATTCAGATGGTTGATTATATAATATTTATTTGTAAGTTGAAAATACTTAATATACTTTAATTTTAAAGGAGGAGAATGTTATTATGTTTAATAACAACAATGGTAATGGAGTGAATATTAATACAACATTTTTCACTTCATATTCAGACACCGCAATGCTCGTAGTTGGAGCATGGAACAAAATGATCTTTGTTCGTATTCATCCTGCAACAGGAAAGGATATGAACGGACTTGTACAGTATGTACAGAATATGCAGTCCTGTATTAAGACTACTATCACAGTACCGAATGCAACAGCTCTTTGGAATGGCTTCAAAAATGAAATTGAACCAGCCATTGCAGAAAAGCGTGAAGCTAAGGTTGGAGTAACCATCCTTGGTAAGGAAGGTGAAAAGAAAATCCTTAGTATCGGATATGATGGTAATGATGCATATCTTGAAGTTGCTGTAGGCGTTAACGAGAACAATGCTACTGATGAAGCACATGTTATTACTCATAAGTTTAATAAGAGAGGTTATATCTCAAATTATAAGTATACAGATGGTTCTGGTGAAGAAGTGAGTGTTGAGTCCGATCTTTACAATTTCATGAGATGTATACATGGAATCGAGGAACTTGTTCCAACAGTTGCTCATTCCATCACATATACAAAGGCAACAAAGTCGGCAGCGGCTGCAAATAATTCGTTTAATAATAATGCGAATAATAACATGGGATACTCTGCACCAGTAAGTACATTTAATGGTGATATGAGTGATTTTCTCCCAATGTCATAAATCATAAATTAAAAAATAAAATGGGATAGAATTAATTTTCTATCCTATTTTATTTTTTCTGAAAGAAAGGTGAAATCTTTTATGCCGACTAAAATATACCGATCAAAAGATACCTTATTTTATAATTCTCAATGTTTATTTGTTGAATTTGATGATATTATTAAAATGCCTTCTTTTATGTATTTATATTCTATAACTAAATCAAATGCCCTTGATTCAGTATTTGATTTGACAGAAATCCGAAATCTTAATGCTGATGAATTATTGGAGTGGTACATAAATAGAAAACATAGAAACTTCTTTATGGATATACCAACAAAAAATAATGTTGAATTACCAGATAAAAATAAGGATGAACTTCTATTAAAAGGTCTATCTTCTATGCCAGAACTATATAGTTCATATTCAGAATTATATTTTGCTGATGCACTCAATACCTTATCAAATGAAAGTAATTTAATAAAAAAGATAGTTGTATATTCCGATTATAAGAATCCATATCTTGAAAGTTATATACATGACAATTATAACCAGAATATTACTGTAAAAATGGGAAATTTTATGGATGTAATTCAAAATATACCAAATGATAGTACATTTGTATTTTCTGATATAATGAAAGTTTCAATGCTTGAAGAAGCAAAAAAACTTGACTATTCATCAATACTAATCAGTAATGGCTATCGTTATAATTATAAAAATCTTGAAGATTTTATAATTCCATTTGAAGATATTATAAGTCGTCATGTATTGAAATATAACTTTTTTGATAATTTTAATTTAAAATGAATATAACATAAAATAATATCGTTCTTTTAACAACGCTTTAACATTAAATTTTGAAAGGAGCTAAATTTATGAATCATGAAACAGAATTGAAAGTGGGTACTGATATGAGTACTCAGGATGGTAGGCATTTTAAGAAAAACCCTGCTGTCAATGTAATTTCAAAAGAAGAATTTGAAGAAAGAATCTCAAAGGTTTTCCATTTACTCTGGAAAACTCTATCTAAGTCTTTTGGACCTTATGGTGCACCAACGCTGATATATAATTATCCATATAGTCATGTAACTAAAGATGGATATACTATAATGAAGAATCTTTCAATGGATGCTTCTGAAACACTCGTAGACCAAGCTATTGCTGATATGGCTGCTGATATTTGTGGAAGACTGAATTATACAGTTGGCGATGGTACAACATCTGCAGTCATCGCTACTAATAGTATATATAATAACTATATGAAGAGAGCAGATATGCTTAAACTTCTTCATGCTCTTCCACGTGATATTATTAATAAATTTAATGATATCAAGGAAAATGTTATCACTAGATTACAGTCTCGTGTTAGAAGTATAAGATCAAGTAATCCGGATGAGCTCTATAAGAATATATATGATGTTGTATATATTTCAAGTAATGGTGATAAAGTCATTACTTCATATATTGCTGAATTATATAAGGAACTTGCGTGTCCTGCTATTAGTTGTGAACTTGCAACAGATGGTGTAACAAAAAAGGATATTATTAATGGATATAAATATGACCTCATGCTTAATGATAAGCTGTATATTAACTCTGATGATAACACTATGAAGCTTGATGAAGCTGATATAATCATTCTTTCTACGAAAGTAACAAAGAGTGTATATGAAAAGGTTCTTAAACCATTATCCTTTGAATCAAAACAAAGAGGTAGACATCTTATAGTTGCTGCTCCTTTTTATGATGAAGTTGCACTAACCCAGGTTATTCGTCGTGATTTAACCAATGAGTATTCAAAGAATAAAGATGTTAATATGGTACTCTGTACATATAAAGCAGTATCAGCACATACAAGAAGACTTGTAGAAGATTTTGCTGTTCTCTGTAACACAACGGTTCTTGATAGACCTGTTATGGCTTCATTAATTGAAGAAATAGATAATGGTTTACTTATAAACGATGTGTTTAATATTGATAGTAGAGACGAAATAACTGGATTAAGATGTGCTGCATATAATACAGATAACAGTGCACAACAGGGTCTTCTTTTCAATAATGGAATAGATCAACTTCCTGATAATTGGAAAGTACATGAACCTTGTGGGACTAGTCCTATTCGTCTTGGATATGCTAGAGGTATATCTATCGGATTAAAAACATCTATCTTTGCTGATTTCTTCTATGATAAAGATCGTTATGAAGCTTGTCGTAAAGATGCAGAAATGCTCCTTAAAGAAGCTGAAGATAAGTATAAGAAACTTGGTACATTTAATGTAGAAGTTTCACAAGCACAACAGAGATATTATTCACTTAATTTAAAGATGGGTATTATTGAAGTTGGAGCTGATTCCGAGTTATCTCAGAAACTTCTAAAGGATGCAGTTGATGATGCAATTAAAGCTGCAGCATCTGCATTTAGCAATGGAGTTGTTCTTGGTTGTAACCTTGATTTAATATCAGAATTCCAGAAAATTCTCGATGAAAATATTGAGAAAGATGAAAACTTTAGTGTTACAGTTGATTATATCCTTTTAAAAATTCTCTATGGTGGTTTCTATGATGTATACAAGACGGTACTCATAAATTCAGATGGTGATGATAAGGTTATAAAAGATATTGAAGAGTTTAAGTCAACTTATAATTCTTATTGTAATAATACTAAAGCATTTGACGAACTGGATAGTGATAGTATTGAAAAGATACTTGATATGACTTTGGATGATTTCTCATTCTATGATATTATTATTCATTATTCAATTTGCACACATCAAGTATTTGATGTATCTACAAAGAAATTTACAAATAGAGTTATAAACAGTTCACAAACAGATGAAGAAATTCTTAAGGCAACTATAGATTTGATTTCACTGTTAATAACTGGTAATCAGATGGTTGTTACGCAGCGTCATAATTTCTAACAACGAATGTGGGGTAAATTTATTATGAGTAAAAAATATCAAACTTTAAGCGAATTCATGCGTTCACCTTTCCATAGAACTGATAGTATGGAAAAGGATATGAAGTATGAAGCAAAATATAATGAATTTATAAGAGAAAATAAAATTTATGTTGCTGGTTATATGAATATAGAAGATTCATATTATATTCATATAAAAGTGCCATCAGAATCTCAGAAAGCTGGAAAATATGAATATGATGTTGTAATACGCTTTTTTACAGATGACCCTTCGGTATTAAAGAGTTTAAGTCTTCGTGCTTACTATATTCAATTTTTCTCTAATAGTCCAAGCTTTATATATAAATATGCTGCTTTATATAAAAAAGAGGGATATTTGATTGATTTACTCTATAATAAATTAGATCCTGATTACGTGAATGTAATGCCGGAAAAAACTAACTCAGATATGGAACTTTCATACGATAAATCTATTTATTTCGCATGCAAGTTCCTATCTGCAGCTAAGTTTAGAGTTTTAAATAAGGGCGGAATTCTTTTACAAAAGAAAAAGACTCCAGCAGCTTTTCTAGCCGGAATATCAGATTTTAGGTCTGTAAAATTTGACCAAGAATTACTGGCTACTGAAAAGAAGATGCAAAAAACTCTAGGTATATCTGAAAAGAAAGCTAAAGATAAAGCAAAAAGTAAGATACCTGATATTCATCGTAAGATGGCACAACAATCAACTTCTCAATCACAAAAAAGTATAACACGAAAAGTTGCAACTAAATCGACTAATAGTGTTAAACTAGTTATGAAAAAGAGAGCAGGAAAATCAACTACGAAAAGATAATATTATATCCTTATTTATATATTATTAATTTGGAGTTTGTCATATATGATAGACATTACGAGAAGGGAAGGGTTAAAAATTGAGTAAGGCAGAAACAATATTGGTCGACGACAAATCTCTACCTCCAAAAGTAGAGAAACCAAACCAGATTTCTGAAATGGCAAAGAGAACTTCTAAGATAAATACTTGGAAGCCAAGAGAAAGTCAGAAATATGTTGTTCCAGATGGAAGACTGTTCATATGTTATTTTGAAAAGTTGTTTGATTTGGAGCAATTCATGAAAGAAACTACTAAGAGTACTCTTAGTAAAGTAGAAAAAAGAAAAAGGTTAAAGGAATTCGATACCTTTATAATTAATAAAGGTTCATATGAAAACCAATTACCTATCATCACAAAGTATATTAATTTCTTTATGAATTACTATGATGCTGAGGGAACCCTCCCAGTAGCGTACTTTAAGCTTAAATATGAGCTTGATTATCAAAAGAGATATAATATAGAAAATATGAATGCATTTATCGATATGATATATGAAATTCTTTTTACACCAGACATGGTTGAAAAAATAAATCAGATGGTTGAAGAAAACTATCTTGATGATATTGAATCAGACACCGAAGAGAAGAAAAAGTACATGAAAAACGAGAAGAAACATTTGGAATCTCTCGAGTTTACAAACCAGCACATAAAAATTTTATTAAGAATCTCATTCGGTATGAAACTCATGTCACCTCTTCTCTTTCATTATCTAGCAATCAATATATATAAAATTGAAAAAGATGATGATGTCATATTTAGATTCTATCATAAATTATTTACTATATTTGGTTATGGTAATGATTATGAAAGATTTGATAAAGACGGTAATTTATTAGAAAGAGGAATAGATAAATCAGTCATAGATGATGCTCTCAAAAATGGAACCGTAACTAAAACAACAGAAGATGGAAGAGTTTATAAATACTATCTTGAATCTGGAGATTATTATACATTTACGAAAATTGATATGTATAATAAGCTGTACGTCTACGTTAACCAAAAAAGCCTTAGGCGTAGACGTTAATAAACCTCTTTAATTGCGGGGAACTCTCGTTAACTCTTAACTACTAACTTATAATAGTAATATTATAAGGGCAAGGAGTAATTACCAAGGTATAGTAATAAGGTTAAGAATAGAGACAATCACGCAGCGAAGAAACGAAAAAGAAATAATAAACTAAAAAAGGTGGTGAAAATAGTGAATAATAAAAATCAACGAGCGGTAGAATTACAATTATTATTTAAATATCATGAATATTTAAATAGAAAAAATATTCATGAAGAATGGAAACCAATATATATTAATAATGAAAAAACAAACTACGAATGCAGTAGTTTTGGTCGTATTGTTCATATAATAAATAATAAACATTATTTTTTAACACCTATTCGAATGCCTAATGGATATTATGTTATAACTTTATATCATAATAAAAATCCATACCGTGATTATATTCATCGTATTATTGCAAAAGAATTTATAAAAATTCCACCAATATATACCAATATTAATTTAACTTTTAATGATTTAGAAGTTAATCATATTAATGGTAAACAAAAATGGAATAATAGTATTTATAATTTGGAATGGGTTGATGATAAAACAAATAAAAATCACGGGTATAAAACTGGTTTATATAAAAAAGGAAATGATAATCATCTTGCCACACATACAGCTGATGAAATTGAGCATATTTGTCAGCTTATTGTCGAAAATAAATTATCAATTTCTGAAATTGCTAAAATGACAAATAATAAACCGGGTTTTGTATATGATATTCTTTATAATGGTTCATGGAAAGATATTACTAATAAATATGATTTCAGTAATTATAAACCAAAACAACAAAAATATAGTAATGAACAACTCCAACTACTGAAAAAACTTTTATTAGATAAAAATAAATCGTTTCAAGAAATATCAGATTTAACAGGTATTAAAATTAAAACTGTTTATTATTATAATAATAAATTTAATAAATAACTTTTTCGTTTAACGTTCAACGACTAGGGAAAGTTAAATATTATGAAGATAGAAATATCAAAATGGACTGCACATCCATGTAATATTTAACGAGTAGACTCAATAATAGAGTGAAATGTAGGTGAGATATTTAATGATATCAATAAACCGAAACGGGAGGCTTTGTTATATTTGGTAATAGAATATAACAAATGAAGATATAGTCTAAACATCTATAGAGATATAGAGAATAATAAAATGCAAGGCTAAGGTTCTTGAGAGTAATAGTAATAATGCTCCAATATTTGAACAACGTGAAATCTTCGGTACTGATGTTTTTACAGTAATCAACCAATTTGTTAAAAAGGTTTTGATATCTGAAAACATTGTAAAATATAAATTCAATGAACATTGGGATCCGAAACAAAAGAAATATAAAGAGAACGTTATTGGTTTTAATAAAACTATTATCAAATTTCAATTGAATTATTTCTTAAAAGATCAATATCAGAAAAACTTGACAGAAGTTACAAATGCAAAAAATAGTGACGGATTATCAGGTATAGATAAAATGGCTATGAATTTGACAAAACTTAACGAGGGTACTACAATTCTTGTAGATATTAATAAAGAAGAAACAATGAAAGATATAAAAAAGAAATTTGATGTTCCTATATCTGACGAAGAAATAGGATATTATATCAAAAATCTTTCATTGTCAAAATTGCAGATTGAATTTATTGATTCATTCTTTGCAAAATATTTTGGTGCTTATAGAGATATGAATCTCTTAACTAAAAGAGAACATATTACTCTTGCAGTTATTTTAAAGAAGAAACTGTTACTAGAGTTAGGATATGACACTGAAACAGGTGATATTCATCAAGCGGCTTTACCTTATATACTAACAGGTAATCTTGAAGATAGGGTAAATAATAGAGTGATTCGTAATAATAGGTTTATTAATAAAATTGATGAATCATATCTTTATGAAAAACTCAAAAACTCTAAATATAAGTACCTTGTTCAGATTAAGCCAGATATTATCTTGGAAAAATTGAGTACGTTCATCAATACTCGTTTCACCTATGTAACATATGAAAATCCAGAATTACTAGGAGAAGAAATAGTTTATTCAGAAGATAAAATAAGTGATGAACTTCTCTTTTTCTTAAATAGTTTATAATTTATAAAATATAGATAGTGTTTTCACTATATCTATATTTTTTTATCTTTTATACTGAATTTGACAATGAAATAATTAAAAATGAAAGGATAAAAATAAATGAATAATAAAGAAGTTAAACTTGATTTAATTCATGCTCTTATGAATAGAGGAGTATTTTGTAAACAAGTTAATGAAGTTGAATATAGGACAAGATGTCCATACTGTGGTGATTCAGCAAATGAAAACACAGGTCATTTATATATAAGAATTAATCCAGATGATAATAACCAAGTTGTTTATAATTGTTTTAAATGTGGTGAGTCTGGAATATTAAAACCGGAAATGCTTTCATTATTAGATATATCCGATATTGATTTAAAATCAGGATTATTTTCATTAAATAAAACATCTGATAAAATAGATAAAAAAGGATTAAATAAAGAAACAAAGAGATTATATTTTGATTATAAATTACCGAAATGCAATCTGGAACATATAAAAATTAAATATATTGAGAAAAGACTTGGTATTAAATTAAATGAAGAAGATTTAGAAAAAATGAAAGTGATTACTTCATTAAGAGATTTTCTAATTCTCAATAATATCAAATCTATTACATGTCCAAATAATATTGCATATAAAATAGAAGATAAGTATGTTGGATTTTTATCTTATGGTAATTCACATATACTATTTAGGGATATAACAAATACTGAAAAAATATCATGGTTTAAATATCCGATAACAGAAAAAAGTAATGAAAATAGAATATTTTATTCTATGGCTTCAGTAGTAGATGTAATGAGTAATGAACATTTAACTATTAACTTAGCTGAGGGAGTAATGGATACATTATCCATTTATTATAATTTTGATTATGGTAATCCTAACAGTATGAATATCTCAGTCTCTGGACGATATTATGAACAATTATTACTTTTTTTAATTGATTTAGGTCTAGTTGGTAGTAATATTACTATAAATATATATTCTGACAATGATGCTAAATTTAATAAGAAAAATAAAAACCCAACTACTATAGAATATTACAGAAAAGTACTTAAAAATTATAAGTATCTATATGGTGATATTAATGTTTTTTATAATACCATAGATAAAGATTATGGAGTACCGAGAAGTAATATAAGCTTAATAAAATATAAATTATAAAAACAAATAGATAAATTCGGGCATAAGATTATATTTTATGAAAGGAATGAAATTATGAGTAAAAATAACAATAAGAAAAGACCTCCGAATAATAATCAGCCAAAGGTTTTAATACCTCCTACTGATGAAACAACTGAGGTTTTAACTAAAGAAACTGAAATAGAAAAGAATGAGGACAAAACAGTTATTGAAAAAGAACCTGAAATAACTGTACCTCAGAGTGAAGAAATTCAAGAAGAAGTTCAGACAGTAGAAACAACTACTGATGATAAGGCAGAAGAAAATATAGTAAAAGAAGAGCCTGTTAAGATAATTGATGAGGTAGAGACCTTACCAAATCCAACTACTATAGTGAAAGAAAAAAATATAGTAGAAAAAGAAGTTCAGAAAAAGTCATCGGTAGCTTCATATACAGTTTATGCTTCAAAGAATGGTTCACCATTACAGAATGCTAAGATTATTGCAAGATTAAAATCACTTAATATTAGTTACGAGGTTATTGATAATGATATTAAGCTTAAGTCTTGTAATACTTTAGATGATGCCATTGCATATAGAAAGTTTATTGCTGGTAAAGGATTAAAGCCAATAATTGTATAATTTATAAAAGTAGTATGAGTAAATTCATACTACTTTTATTTTTATTAGTATTAACATATCATTAAAATGAGTTATTTGGTGTTGGTAATTCATTTTGCTCCTTTTTTAAAATTATGATACAAAAAAAGAAGAGAGTACATTTAATGTACTCTCTTCTTTTTTATTCTTTCGACGACTCAATATATGGACCAACAACATGTCTCTTATCTTTAAGTAACAATTGTCCGGTCTTTTTCTCAAGTTCATCAATAGTGATAATTGGTTGCTCTTCTAATACCATATCCCTAGCTTCAGCTTCTCTTTGTTTCATCAAATACTCATAATCAGTTAACATTTCTATTTTACCATCAATAATACGCGGTGAACATATAGTATTATTAACTGGATATATGTCGTTATTCTTATCAACAAAACGAACTCTTATACTAAGTGATTTCATAAGAACATTAAATATTTCAGCAACACGAGATGTGTATGATTTATCTATCTTTTGTTCTCCGTCTGCAAATTTGTCACGGAAAAGAAGCTTAACTAAATCTGCACGTGCTTTTATAGACGTTCTATAATAAGCATTAAATACAGCTATATCATGTGGTTTCATACCAATAGACATATTTAATGTCTCAAATTCACCAAATCTTATAGCAGTACTAGAATTATGCTCTTGATGAGATCTGGATTTAAAACTACGAGTTGGTAATCCTTTTGTATCAATGGCACCAGTACTACGTGCACTAAAACCACGTCTATCACTTTGTTTCAGTTTTGGAACATACATTTGTCCAACCCAGTATTTATTTAATACTTTAATTTTACGTCCCCATTTATTTATATAAACAGTATCAGGCTTAAGCCAATCGTATTTAGCTAAAACCTTTTGTAGTCTATAAAATATAGGTTCATCTTCCCACATTGGCTTTTGATGTATATAGATACCATTTTCAATAGCATCATCAATAAAAGCCTTTTTTCCCTGTTCGTCTTCATTATTGTAAGATTTCCATACTGATTGATATTCAGTATCGTTGAAATCTCTTATAATATCAAACAACAATTTTTCTTTATCATCATAATTATCCATACTTGCCATTCTTTTTCTTACTTGATAGCATATGGATGTTATTGCGATTTCATAAAGAGGAAAAGATGTTGTACGATTTATAATAGCAAGAAGATTTAAGAGTAAATCTATTCTTCTACCATCTTCTGTATATGGCATATCTTCATCCTTACGGATTTCAGAAATTACTGATTTGTTACCATATCTACCAGTTAATTTTTGTCCTTTAGCTAATGGTACAACTTTTCTCACAGTAACTTCAATTACCATATTTGAGAATGCACTGTCCAATTGTTTATTAATCTCTATATCTCTATAGATGTTTAGACTATATCTTCATCTTTATATTCTATTACCAAATATAAAGAGCACTCCATTTCGGTTTATTGATATATATATATATCTCACCTACATTTCGTCCTATTATTGGACCTACTCGTTAAATATTACATGGATGTACAGTCCATTTTGATATTTCCATCTTCATAATATTTAGCTTTCCCTAGTCGTTGAACGTTTATCTTATAATAATATAAGATACTTCGCTGCGTGATTGTCTCTATTCTTAACCTTATTACTATACCTTTGGAATTACCTATTGCCATCATATTATTACTAATATGATTTAGTAGTTAAGACTTAACGAGAGTTCCCCGCAATTAGAAGTGTTTATAGAGAGCTAGCACATTCAACCCTCTTTCCATTTCTTTTTCTTATCAATGAAATCTTTTGCACGTTTGTAAAGATAGTCAATTTCTGAGGAATAATCAAATCCAGTATCAAATATATCTTCACATGTTTCAATAATTTCCTTATAATATTTTTCCTGTCCACGGATATATTTATTAATTTGACGAGTAAAATCATTATCAACCATATTTTCGCTATTATTGTAAATAGTATAATCAATAATTTCATTATTATCGTCTACATAATAAACAATATCACCCTTTTGAATTTTATTTAATGTATCAGACTTAAAATCATATAAAAGCTGGTTATTAAATAATCTTCTTACTGCAGCAAGATGACCACTAACAACATCGCCAATATCTGGTAATGGTTTATATTCATCTTTATTTCCCTGAAGATTAACTAAATAATCATTGTCATTTAAACCAATAGTGATTACTTCTGTTTCTATAGATGTAAATTCTTTAGCTAAACTTTCAGATGCTACAGCAGCGTCTTCTGATGTATATGGATCAAGAGTATACATAACCGTTACATTTTTTCCATATGAATAATTCATATCTTCATCATATGAAGTTGATTTATATAATACCGTATTTTTTGGTATTGTATCACCCTCTTTATATGAATCTATGACTTCGTTATTATAATCAAAGCCGAAGTTTTCAGTCAAATCTTCAACTTTCTTTCTTGTAATAACATCAAACTTTTTATTCTTTTTATCAAATATAAAAAGTTTATAAATATTTGGGTTATCAAGTATATCTTCAAATTTTACTATTTTTCGATATACTTCAACTTTGTTCTCAACCTTTTTATATCCCGAGCTATGTTTTCCTACAACATTTTCCGCATTCATAAATACATACGGAAATTCAGGATGTAAAAGATTTAAAAATTGCTTAAGGTGTGATGTAAACATCGTAGATCTCATACTATTGATATAATTCGGTGTAGTTAACGCTGTCATACCAAGAAGAGATAACGAATGTGTTTTCGTATACTTTTCGTCTGCCTCAAGTAATGCGTCTTTTAGAGATTGTTTTTGACTCTCTGCCATTTAGAATCATTCCTTTCTTTATTTTAAAGTGCATTTATGCAAAAAAATGATGTATAACTAATCAACAAATTAGTTTAAATGTATGTGATTTAAAAAATATAAAAAAATAAACAAAGGGATGATTTTTTATATCATCCCTTTGTTTATATGAATATTTATACTATTACTACTTTATTTATATCTATATTCCTCCTTTTCATTTCTTTTTCGACTGATTTGCATTTCAACATTATCTCATCGATGTTATTGAAATTAAACCTTTCTTTTATTTTGTTAATCATTTGCGATTTTGTGATTTTGTCATCTTTCATGATACTAAGCACCATATTATCATATAATACTAAATCTCTATCTGACCAAAACCCTACATTTTTATATGGATTTACAGGAGTAGTAGTGGTGCTTTTTTTAACGGCATTATATCTATCATTTATAACTTTAATTAGAACTTCTTGACGATAGTATGCACCTTTTACACTAATATTATTGTTATTAGCATATGTTTCTATACCATCTTTAAATTCATTAAATACAGACATGAGTTCTGTTGCATATAAATTTTTATAATTTAAACGCGGTTTTTTCTTCGTTTCTTTTACTTCTTTATCATCATTCTCTTCTTCACTATTATCAGCATCAATAGTAACGATATTATCATCTTTTTCAATTTTTTGAATTGAATTTGATGATGAAGACGGTACATTAGTTTTGTACCTATAGTAAAAATCTATTGCCTTCATTTCTTTCTTACCTGAAAGTGGAAGACCGAGTTCAAACATTGCTAATAGCAGTAATGAATTTGCTAGTTCAATATCAATAAACCCATGACATATAGGTTTTTCCATATCAGTTTTGTTGTATATGTATATTCGGGATAAATCAATATATGACGTATCGCCATTTGTACATTTTATTGGTATTACACCTTCACCACCATGGCGACATGATGTTATACCAATACAAATAATTTGATTTACATATGGTATTTTGTCTGATGGTGTGAGCACTATATAATTGTGCCTTTTGTAGTCACCTGTGGGTTTATAGTCTTTGAGAAAATATATTCCTCCCTGCTGTAAGTTCATTGTTTCAATTATATTAATCATTTTTAAACCTTTCTCTGTGTTATACGGAGTTTGACAGCTCTCCTCTATTACTGTTTGTTAAAGAAATTATTGTATATTTCCTCCTTTCACAAAAATATTATATAAATAAAAAAATATGTATTAACTAAAAAAAGATAAAAAAAGAGCGAAGATGAAAGTCTTCGCTCTTTTTTATTTATGTTAACTGAAGAGAATGAAAATTGAACGGTGTAATATCCCCTTCGTCAAGTCCGAACGTAGTATCAGCATGCTCTCTGTTAAGCATACGAATATTACCATTACTAGCAGAATCGTATAACTCAAGAAGCTCACCGATAGAAAGTTTCATTGAATTATTTATTGTCTGAAGTATGACAGATTTAATGTCCATTCCTGAGTTTTCAACTCTATTACAGATCGTTGATATTGAACCTACAGCCATATCCGCCCATATAAATTGACGGTTGACTAAATCAATAATCATTGGTACGATTTTTGTACTATTGGAGCTTGGCTGAAAATTAAACTCCACTTTCTCTGCATCGTACTTTGTAATCATTGTCCTGGTATCGATATCTGGATCACTATTGGTCATTACTCCCATCGTCATATTGACATTTTTGAACGACTGTTCGTCATGGTTGGATTGACTATAGAGATATGCACCAATGACTACATACCTATATCCATACTTGCGAGCCTTCTCAACATCAATGTGTATCATTTCTGATACTCCATCCCCATCAATAGGTCCACCGTCAACTATATCGCCCGAATGAATAGCAATAAATCCATTATCACTTGATAAGCGTTTATTTGTATATGATACAAAGTCAGGCTCCATTAACCAAGTATGATAATATGGATCAACTTTGTTATATATTGTTTTATCATTCTCACGAATAAATATTGCAGATAAATCAATATCTGTTCTATTATTATCAGCATCATTTGTCCACCATATATACGGTGTAATATATCTGACATCTTCGTCGTATGATATTTTTGAACCACGTTCAACATTTTTATTAGTGAACGTCTTACCTCTGTTTCCCAAAGGTACAATATAATCATACATCTTTGGATCGATATAATAGAAACCAAGCTCTGCATCGCTGTTTTTGTATCGTTTTTTCAGACTTTCCATGAGAGAGCCTATAATCATGTTATAGCAATCAAACGAAAGCTTTTCATTAGCATGATCATAATCAACCCACATTTTTGTATTATCTTCACTTTTTATAAAGAATATACGAGGGTGTTCAGTATCAGATGATTTTTCAATTCTAAAATGATTAATCATCTGAATACAGATATGCGATGGTATATCATCAACAATATTTTCTTTGAAATATTTGAATATTGCCCACCAGTTTCTGTTAACTACGTCCTTTTCCTTATCAGTTTCCCAGAAAAGTCTGATAAAATGCTCAAGATGACGTGCATAAACCGTCTTCTTGTTTTTATGAGCATCAAAAAGATTGATAATCGGTTCAGTTTTCTGTGATGCCTTTGCTGTTTCAATTGCTTTAACAAGCAATGAATTAAATGTTGGCGAAATCTCTGACCAATCATCAGTATAGAGTGCTGGCAGTACTGCATTCCTTAGTTTATGTATATTTGGAACTCTGTCATAAATTGCAGAATTCGGATGTAACCGCTCAAACAGACGTTTCCATCTTTCATTATACTGCTTAAACATGATGATGTTATCGTCATTAATTGTTTTACATACAATATACAGAAAGCGCCTAGCATCGTTCTTGTTCATATTGAAAAATCTGGTCGGTGTTGCAAGTGATATATCACCATCACATAGTGCACAATACAGTCTCAATGCGTCAGTTGGAGTTTTAACCCACGAATGTGGAATAACCATACCAACTACAGGTGGTACCTTAAAGACTTGTGCAGCACAGTATGCAGCAACTTCTCTGGAATTTAAATTATCCAGATCATACTCCTTTACAATATTTTCAAATATTGTTGATTTCCAGCAATATTTGAGAATAATGAGTTTTACAAACTCTTTCTCAGCATCGCTGATAGAGATTGGCGATTTAACTATTTCTGCAAATGTGGTTAATAAAACATTCGGATGATTATATCCGATTTTTGTTTTTGTTTCAGAGCCAATATATTTTGAAATCGTATCTTTTTCATATGATGGCATCTTTTCAAATATTTCTTCGGATGACCATTCATTACATAAACCAAGGTAATGAAAATATGCTGATATAAACAACTCAGCTTCAGACATTTCCATTACCTGTGATGGGAATGCAGGATAAAATAGTTTATATTTCTTATCGGCGCCGACCGATTTTCTCACAACTTTAAGAAGTGTTGGGAGTATTAATCTTTCAAGCTCCTGCTTTGTTTGTTCTTTTAAATGATCTACTACATCTTCTGAAACAATATAGCCCATGGCTGATATATTGCTAATAAATGTAGTAATGAGTGCATTTTTTTTCATTCATATACATAGAGTCAATATCATTATGTATAGTATTAGGGTAATTTATAAGAAAATTACCTGTTCTGTTGAAAATGAAGGATACTATTCTTTCATACATCGCTTCATATGCGTCATCTGTTAAAAATGATGTCTCTCTCTTAATTCTTGCCATAAAAAATCGCTCCTTTTTAATTGCGAAGACAGTAAAAGTTTTAGTAACTGTCCTCATGTTTAAATTTTACTTATATCTGAACAGGATGACCTGTAATTAAAATAAAAAAACAGCCTTAACTCGAATCATTATGATTCGAGTTAAGGCTGTTTAGCGAGAAACAATAATTTTTAACTGGCTTACAGCTCTATTCGTAAATTTCATTAATTTTCTATAAGAAGTAACGAATAAAATATTTAACCAATCATGTTATACTCGCTTAATGAGACCAAGCAAGATAAGTAAATCAATAAAAATCATAATATATTACGAAGTAACTTATCTCATATGTCTCATAAATCTAATAATAGGGCTTCAATCTAGCGTAATATGTAAAATGACTTAGTTAACATAGACGGACTATCAATCTTTTCGATTTCTACTTTTAAGAATACAGCCCCATTTCGGCAGCTATATTTAAGTAGTTCTTCAATCTTAATAGTCTTTAGCCTACGTAACTAGTCTCCTATTATAAATGAAGTAACATATTACATGTCGTATAAATATCGCCCTTTATTTATACTCATAAATATTATAT